AAGTGTAATTACTGAGACTTAGCTGCCTTAGCGGCACCATCATAGTCAGCAGCAGTTAGACCGCGACGAGTCAACATAGTCTTCACGCCACGAGCAGTTTTACCGATAGACTCGGCAATTGCTTCAACAGTCATAGCAGCAACGTCAACACCGTCGAGAGGATCTACGTTAGTAGAACCCTTGGTGTTCTCCTGACGAGGAATCGCCTGGATGTCGCCGGAACGAAGAAGGCTAAGAGCCTTACCACGAACACTGTTTACAGAGCGGTCAAGGGCTGTAGCGATTGCTTCAACAAACGCACCGTCATTCACCATAGTGATGAAAGTAGCCTCTTCAGCTTCTGAGTAAGTACGTACACTCTCTACCTTAGGAGCAGGAGCAACGTGGTCAGTCAACTCCATAGACAAGATTTTGCCTTGGATAGACTTAGGTGAGAACTCACCGCCTTCGAAGTGCTCAGCAATTTGAGCATATGTGTACTGACCAGAGTTGTCAGTAACAAAAGCACGGAGAGTAGCTTCTTGCGTATCGCTGAACGAACGTCCACCGGCGGCAGAAGCAAGCTCTACGTCGTATCCCATCTTTCGCAGTTTGCTAGAGATAGAACGAGTAGAAGTTTCAAGCTGGTCTGCTGCTTCTGCAACAGTAGCTTGTGAGACGGGGCTTTCGCCACCGACAAAGTTTGTAAGCGCTTCAGTGCGCTCATCGGTCCACTTAGGAAGTGCCATATTAATTCTCCAAAAATGATCTAAGATCAGTTACTATAGTAACGCCAGTATCTCTGGCTTGTCGTGTTTTAGCAGATTCAGTCCCACCCTCATTGATGAGAAAGTCTACTTGTTTGGTTAGACTAGATTTAACTTCGTATCCAGCCGCATTCAAAGCTTCGGTAGCATCAGCTTTGGTTTTGAAACTCTTCAACCTACCACTAATGCAGACAAAACCTTTACTCGCAGGCACAGAAACACCAGAGAACTTATAGTCAAACGGCATAGAGCCATCAAAGTACCCATAATAATCTCTGCGTATCCAAGTCAATAAATTGTCTGTAGCTTTTGGGCCTAATCCGGCACGCTCACAAGCGTCTGCGTTGATTTCAAATAATGTATTTACAGTCTCAGACAGCTTCCGTGTTGCCGTTTTTCCGATTAATGGAATACCAAAAGCAGGAAGTACAAGCTCAAGCGGAGCAGAAGCAGAGTTCAGAATCTCCGCTATGAGCTTGGATGTCACTTTTTCAGAGCCCAACGATGCTAAGATATGCTCTTCGGAAGAGGTATAAATGTCGGACGGGCAAGTCCAGCCTAGCCGTTGAATAGACGCAGGGCCGAGACCCTTGATCTTCATGGTTTTGGCAAAGTGCTCCACTGCCTTCGCATTTTGTGCAGGGCACAGAATGTTACGACAGTATAAGGAATCAGTAACCCACTCTAGCTCACTGTCACAAGAAGGACAATTAGTAGGAGGTAAGATTTCTTGGAACATGGACTACTCCGAAAAAGTGAAAAGATATTATACGAAAAGTTGAGCTAAAAGTCAAGAACTATTTTTCTCGATGTCCACTCGTCTCACGATTCGTGGAATGATCTCCCCACTCCGTATAACTTCAACTGAGCAACCTATTTCTAGGTCCAGAGAGCGAATGTACTCGATGTTGTGTAGAGTTGCACGGCTCACAAGTGCATCCCCCACTTCGACGGGCTTTAGTATGGCAACTGGGCTCACGACCCCTGATTTGCCTACTTGCCACACAACATCAAGTAATTCTGTAGTCACCCCATCCTTCTGCTCTTTAAGAGCGAAAGCCCCTCGGGGGTGATGAGCTGTATATCCCATTCTATAGAAAGCCTCATAACTATCTACCCTGAACACCTCGCCGTCCGTTGGGAAGCCGGATGCATCGAAGTGAGTGATAGTATCAAAGCCCTCTTGGGCCAAACCGTCCATTGCAGAGGTAAGATGCGTGTGTTCGATATACTCGCCTTGAATGTCATACGCTACAAAACGTAGGTATGAACAACGAGCACGGAACTCCTGCATGTCTTTGAGATTCAAAGACCCCGCTGCAAAGTTGCGAGAGTTTGGAATCGTATCGGGCGCTACGACTTCACCAGTAATTTGGCAAGTGCCAATAGTACTGATATTTGCAGGTACTAGCTCTTCTAGCTTCAACGTGATATCACGACCGATATTGCCGTCTCCCCTGGTTAAAGCCTGAGCTAGATGGCCGTTGACATACTGCAACGACACTGCCGCCCCATCAAGTTTAGGTGTACGCACCATAGGTGACGCAACGCCTTCTATGTCATTTATGTTAAAAACTTTCTGCAGAGAATACATTTTATACAGGTGTGGAATACCGTCAGTAACCGTATGTCCCACCGCATCATAACTGTACAATCTTGCTAATGCATCGAACTCAGCATCCGAGATTATCGGAGTACCTGAGTAGTACATTGCAGAAGCCTTTTCCAAAAAATGTTGCATATAGTTCCCTCACTCAATAAACAATATTATACAGAAAAAAGGAAACAAAGTCAAGAATTATTTTGAGTATAAGTCCTTGATAAGTTCACCGAAGTGTTCTTCAATGATTTCCTTACTTTCTGCAAGTGATAAGATTTCGACTAGCCCGACGAAAAGATTTCTCGAATTATCAAAATCAAGAGGCATCGCTATACCCTCACTACTAGGCTTCCATTCTTCGTCAAAGTCCATATAGTACTTACGAACGTGCAAATACTCTATGCCCCTAAACGCATTGATGGTAAGCCTGACCTGTACCTCCTTGGTCTCATCGTAATGAATTACCTTCTCATAAATCTCAGGTGCTTGGTATAGTTCCATTTTAATCTCCGTTTTTTAACACGGAGGCTAACGGTACTACACTCGTCACATTCTGTGGCTTGAGTAGGCGAAAGGAGTCGGTGTCCCAACAAAAAAGCAAAAGAGTCTGTTCAGATTCCTTTGCTCTGTTTTTCTTTTGTTGAATGTAGGGCGTGCTGAAGTCCAATGTGCAAACATTGTATTTCAACTTATTACTGTTTTCACTGCGATAAGTGATTACAGCATCACCGTACTCATCGACGAGCCGTGCTAGTTCTTCTTTTTTCACAAATGCTCCTAATGAAGCGGGTTGGCAGAATCTTCTCCCGTGCCGACTTGCTAAGGATGTGAAAGGGGCTTACGCCCCAAGAATTAGCCGTTTACTGCTGCGATAACTCCAGCAAAGTACATTGCTGCTTTACCTGTCAACTTGCTGACGATTTCTTCATCAACTTCTTGACCTGCATCAGTGAGTGCTGCTGTAAGAGACTCGATAGCTGCTGCTTTAGATACGCGAGTACTAGTTGCTCCACTCGCCTTTGATGTCCCACCAGAGGCGGGGGCTTTTTTTACATATACGCCTGCCTTGGTAAGTACCATGCGAACACCGTTAGGTGATTGATCGAACTGCTCTGCGATTTCTGCGACGATCTCCATGCTGTTTTCTGGAGTTGGATTACCTGCTTCGTACGCCTCGATAACCTCTGCTTTCTGTTCGTCTGTCCACGCCATTTTACGTTTCCTTCTAGTTTGTGATTGTGTTGCTCCAGGACAGTTGCCTGTAGCTTGTAGTTGTGCTTGATAAAATCTATCGCCCAAGGTAGTGCTCTACCACTGCGACATATGCTCCGAGTACGTGAACACATACTCCTAATGTTAATAAACCAATTAATAATTCAGCCATCTCTTGCCTTCCATTTTAGCTTGTCACCTTCAGTTTCAAATTTAACCATTCGCATCGGATCATCCTCGATGAAATGAATACTTTTAAATGCAACTTCGAGCATTTGAAAATATACTTGTATAGCTTTGTTTCGGAACTCTACATCGCCCCATAAGTGAAAAGCATTCCAATACTCTTTTTCAAATCTACATACTCGTACTTGCTGTTGAAGAATAGGATGCAGGCCCATGAACTTTTGCTGTATATCCACACACGCACGTAGTCTTTGACTACCACATATCGGGTACCAGTTTGGCATTACAAGTATAGGAGCTTCAATGCCATTCTTAAGTAGGTCTTCTACCAACTCTTCTTGAACAGGAATATTCTCAAAATTGTTTGCAAAAGATTCTTGCTCAATTAACCACTCTACGGATTTAGTATACCACGTAGTTGGTGGAAAAGCAATAAGTTCTGCGGTTTCTTTTTTGATTCTATTCGTCATTTAAGATACTATTATAGATGATATAGCTAAAGAAGTCAAGAAGTATTTTTAGATACGTGATAAATCTACTCCGTATTTTTCAAGGTGAGACAGCTTTCCGAGATCATAGGCAAGAGAGTAAGCAGCATAGCCACCCTTATCTATGTTTGCCCATTTGTCTGCCTCTTCTCTGACTTCTTCCATGATGTAGATTGCATAGCATTTACTACCGTACTTTTTCTCGTAGTTTACGTCTGAGAATCCGGCTTTTTCTGCTTGGTAGTCGACTGAGAGTTCGTAGTCGACTCGGGCTGGCTTTTGGTAGACTGCTGACCAGACGATTTCTCCGGGCGCGAACGATTCACCAATGCAAGACTCAGGAAGTATAGAGATTCCGCTTTCTCTCTCAACCTTTGGGACTCCGACTCGCTCAATGAGAGATCTAACGAATCCACTCGATCTAAATAATCCTTTCGCGATCTCGGCAATTGAATCTCCGGAAAGGTATCGTTCAACTGCTTCACGAATTTCTTCATTTGTTGCTCCTCGTCCTCGATTCTGCTTTTTACGTACTTCACGATACTCGATTTTATCTTGGTAATCATCAATGATTCTCTGGAGGCGCGTGGTATTGTATGCTATATTCAGCATATCGCACGCAACCTTCTTGGAAATAGGTGTTTCCCCATTCAACAAAGTTATAACTTTCGATATATTGCTTTCGCTCAGGTTCTCGTGGTCTTTCTTTTTGATCTTCCGTACCAAAGATTTTCTCCCAATTCTCGTAAAATTTTCTTGTGTTTTCTACTCTTGATCTACTGCCCTTGCTCACGAGGATCGTCTCCTATTGACATACGTAAGTACCAGATAGCTTTCTTTATATCTTGTACTTTGTTCTGTTTGTTGTTTGCTCTCCAAATGTATTTGAAAGCATTGAGGCGGCAGTACTCTTCAAATCCTTCTGTGGATGTTGTTGTCTTCATCGCATCAATACATTCTACATCATCTCGTCGGTAATGTAAAGGACTATTTACTGGGTCATGTACTTTCATTCTACGGCCTCGGCAACGTCAGGGAAGTGAGTTGCAATAATATCCCAGCACTGATCTGCAATACGCATATGTTCTTTCTGGGTGCCGTGACCCCTCCGCAGGTCGCAATAGTGAATCCACGAACGAAGAGTTCCGCTCATGTATAGCGTAGATACTGTATTACCTTCTGGTAGCACTGCACGGGCTTGCTCTTTTGCAATACCATTATCTAGTGCCCAGCGATACGCTTTCTTTGACGCATCTAATACTTTTGCTTGCTTCATGTTCCAGTCTTCGTACAGGCGCTCGTGTTGAGACTTGTTTCCACCTTTGCCAAAATCTTCAGAGTCTTCCAGCTCAATACTGTTCTGACGGTTGCTAGGATCTTGCAGGCGAGCTTCACGATAGTAAAAGTCTTCTGCAA